ACGCGCCGTTATTCCCGCTTTTGGACACGGCGCAGACGCTCAACCAAGGTATAGCGGCAAGCGTCAAAAACGGCGTGAACATTCGGGGCGTTCTCAAATTTACGTCGCTTGTCAATCCCGAGCAGGTACGCCGGGAAAAAGAACAGTTTGTCGCCGACTATTTCAACCCGACCAATTCCGGGGGCGTGGCGGCGACCGACCAGCGCTTTGACTTTATCCCGACCAATACAACGCCCTACACCATACCGCAGGAGCAAATAGAAGCCGTGAACCGCCAAATATACGACTATTTAGGCATTAGCCCGAAAATTGTATCCGGCAGTTATAGCGAGGACGAATTCAGCGCGTTCTATGAAAGCGTTATTGAGCCGTTCGCCTTGCAACTGTCGCAGGAATTTACACGCAAGGCGGGCGCGGAAATCACGTTCACGGCTGAACGGCTGGAATTTTCCAGCGCGGCGACCAAGATAAAGCTATTGCACGAAGCCGCCCCGTTAGGGTTAATGACGCTCAACGAAGCGCGGAAACTGTTAGCCCTGCCGCCTGTCCTTGACGGCGACAAACGCTTGCAGTCCTTAAACTATGTATCCGCAGAAAAAGCCGATAAATATCAACTTGAAAGCGAGGTTTAGCACATGGAAAAACGAAGCTATGAAATCCGGGCGGCGGAAAAACCGCTCCAATTAGAGGGCGTAGCCGTGGTATTCAATCAGCCCGCAAAAATCGGGAATACGACCGAGGTTATAGCCCCCGAAGCATTGCGCGGCGTTGACCTGTCGGACATCGTGCTCATTACAAACCACGACGGCGCGGGAATACCGCTTGCGCGAAGCCCGAAAACCCTGTCCCTTGAAATTACTGAAAAGGGGCTTGAAATGCGGGCGGAACTTCCCGACACCGAAGCGGGGCGCGCGGTTTATGAAGCCGTCAAGCGCGGCGACCTGTCGCAAATGTCCTTTGCGTTCGACATCAGCGAAAGTACCTTTGATAAAGCGACGCAGACCCGAACCATTACGGCAATCAGCAAAATTTACGAAATCAGCATTGTAAACTATGCCGCATACAAACAAACCAAAGTCGAAGCGCGAAACGCGCAGAAAGAGGAGGAAAAAGCCATGTTCAACCCTATTACAGCAAGCCTTGAAAAGGGCGTAAACAATCCCGATACCCACGCGACCCCAGAATACCGCGCGGCATTCTTTAAGTCCCTTTTGGGAAAGGAACTCACCGACGGCGAAACCCGCGCATATCAGGCGGCACAGGCGGAAAAACGCGCCGACGCGTTCAACACGCTGTCAAATTCGGCGGCGGTTGTCCCCACGCAGACCCTAAACGAGGTTATATCGCAAGCGCGACCCGTGGGCGGTTTGTTTAATGAAATCCGCCTGTTCAACATTCCGTCGAACCTGTCCGTGCCCGTGGGAACGCCAACCGACGCAGCAAGTTGGCACACCGAGGGCGCAGCGGTTGACCGCAAGAGCATAACGACCACGGCGGTAACATTTGCCGGACGCGAACTTATCAAGATACTTTCCATGTCGGCATCGGTAAAACGCATGGAAATTGCAGCGTTTGAGCGGTATATTACCGACGAACTCAAAAACAGCATTTCCGACGCGATAAACGCGGCGATTGTCAACGGCACGGGAACAGGACAGCCGACAGGCATTTTGTCCGGCATAACGTGGAACGCGGCAAACAGCATTGAAACTGCAAGCCTTACCGCCGACAATCTGCTTGCGGCAATAGCGAAACTACCTGCAGGCTATGCGGGCGGCGCAAAATTCGCCATGTCCACGGCAACACTTTTCGGGCAGGTGTACCCGCTTAAAAACGGCGAGGGCGACTATATGTTTACCGACAACGAGCGCGGCGGCGTTTACCGCTTGTTCGGGTTTGAAATAGTCCTTGACGACAATATCCCGGCGGGCATAGTGCTTTTCGGGAACTTCCGCTATTACGGCGTAAACATTCCCGAGGGCGTGGCGGTTGAGGTTAGCCGGGAAAGCGGTTTTACGTCCGGGCTTATCGACTACCGCGCATTGTGCATCGCGGACGGCAAGCCGATTGTTCCCGGCGCGTTTGTCAAAATCGAGGTTAAAGCCGCTTAACTCCGGATTAGGGGAGGTTAGACCCATGATTTTTACCATAACCGAAGCCCGCGATATTCTGCGGATTGACGGCACAGAAAACGACGAAATCATTATTCCGCTTATCGAAGCGATACCGCCCTACTTGACCGAAACGACGGGTTACGTTGCCGCGGGGGACTATTCCCCCGTGGCAAGGACGGCGGCGCAGTTTATCCTGCAGCAATGGTATTACGGCGAAAACGCGGATACTGACAAATTGCAGCGCGTTATTGACTGCCTGTTAAAGGCGCTGTCCGCAGAAAGGGCGATACTATGACGCAGGCAGCTTTCTACAATTCCACAGCGTGGCGGCGGTTGTCGCGGGCGTTCCTGCAATCAAAAAGCTACATCTGCGAACGCTGCGGCAAGCCTGCCGAAATCGCGCATCATAAAACGCACTTGAACCCGGCGAATATACAAAACCCGGATATATCCTTAAACCCGGCGAACCTTGAAGCCCTTTGTCTTGACTGCCACAATTCCGAGCATTTCAGCGCGGGCGGCGCAACCCGCCGGGGACTGGAATTCACGCCCGAAGGCGACATCAGAAAGGAGAAAAAGCCATGAATACAAAAACTGAAACCCACGAACAGGAACGCGCTTTTGTCATTAACCGCCTGTCGGACGAAATGGCATACCTTGAACAGCAGCTTGAAGCCGTCAAAGGCGAAGGCGAGAGCAAGGAATACCGCGCCTTGCTCAAATCCTACACCGATACCGCCAAATTATACTTACGGCTTGTGAGTGAGGACGAAATCGAACAGGACAAAGCCGACGCGCTGACCGATTTTAACACACCGTCGGTTTACGATAAGCGCGGGATTTTAACAATATGAACTATATTGCCGAGTACAACGCAAAAATCCAGTCCGGCGAAATAGTAGCTTCAAGGCGGGTTAAGGCGGTATATGCCCGCCTTGCGGCTAACACTGACCCTAAGCATTGTTTAACGTCACAGTACATTTTCGATGAAGTCCGCGCAAGCCGCCCCATAGAATTTATCGAGCGCTTCTGCAAGCATTCCAAAGGCGAATGGGCGGGGCAGAATATTCGGCTGGAACTCTTTCAAAAGGCATATATTCAAGCCCTGTTCGGCTTTATTGACAAGGAAACAGGCTTGCGGCAGTACCGGGAAAGCTTCTTCCTTGTAGGGCGCAAAAACGGCAAGTCAACGCTGCTTGCGGGACTTGCACTGTATATGCTCACATCCGACGGCGAGGGCGGCGCGGAGGTGTATTCAACGGCGACCAAATACGCGCAAGCACGGTTACTATTTGATGAAGCCCATAACATGATAAAGCAGTCGCCCGACCTGTCAAAGCATTTCAGAAAGCGCAAACAAGACCTTTACTATGAACCCACAATGTCAAAGTTTCAGCCCCTTGCCCGGAACTCCGACACGCTGGACGGCTTGAACGCAAGCTTTGTTATTATGGACGAATTGCACGGCGTGAGGGACAGAAACCTTTACGAGGTTATGCGCCAAAGCATGGCGGCGCGCCGTCAACCGCTGCTTATTATGATAACAACCGCCGGAACCGTGCGGGAATGTATTTTTGACGATATGTATAGCCACGCGGCACAGGCCGCTGACGGCGGCATAACGGATGAACATTTCCTGCCCGTGCTTTATGAACTGGACGACCGCGCCGAATGGACGAACCCGGCGGCATGGGTTAAGGCAAACCCCGCCTTATGCTCCATTAAGAAGCTGGATGACCTGACCGCCAAAGTAGAGCGGGCGAAGCAGAACCGAAACGAACTTTCCGGCGTTCTCTGCAAGGAATTCAACGTCCGGGAAACCGTGAAAACGGCGTGGCTATCGTTTGACGATATAAACAACGAGGAAACATTTACGCTTTCCGACTTCCGGGGCGCGTACTGTATAGGCGGTGTTGACCTGTCCATTACAACGGATTTAACCTGCGCGTCGCTGCTATTTATGAAGCGCGGGGACGATACGAAATACATAACGCAAATGTATTTCCTGCCCGCCGACAGACTGCAAGAGCGCGTCCAGCATGATAAAATCCCCTATGACAAATGGTTTGAACGCGGGCTTTTACGCTTATGTACTGGCAATTCAATCAACTATTCCGACGTTACAGCGTGGTTTTCCGAAACCGTCAAGGAATATGAACTGTTCCCGGCGTGGGTTTATTATGATAGCTATTCCGCGCGGTATTTTGTCGAGGAAATGGCACTGCAAGGCTTTAACATGATTAGATGCATACAGGGCGCGAAAACGCTGTCGCTGCCTATGCAGATGTTAGGCGCGGACTTGCAGGCGCACAGGGTTATTTACAACAACAACCCCATTTTGAAATGGTGCCTGACGAACACAGGCGTTCAGACCGACCGCAACGGGAACATTGTCCCCATAAAAAACCAATCGCCCCGGCAACGGATTGACGGGACGGCGGCTCTGCTTGATTGTTACGTCGGACTGTATGAGCATTACAACGAATTCATAAACGCAATTTAAGGGGGGATACGTTTTGAAGCTGAAAGATAAGAAAATAGAGATTTTAGCCGTAACGCACACACAAGACCCGGACGGTTATTCCATAGAAACCTTAACACCGATAGCCCCGCCCATGTGGGCGTACTTCCGGCAGCTATCCGGCAAGGAAGTATTCGCGGCGGCTACCACCAATTACAAGGAAGAAGTGCTGTTCACCGTCAATTATAACCCCGAAATAACGAATACCCACGTTATACGGTACAACGGCGTATTGTACGATATAACGCGGGTAGATACATTTGAGGGGTACAAGGAAGATATTACCCTGTATTGCTGCCGACGGGCAAGGCAGTAAAAAATCCGCAGAAAATTCACAGAAAACACTACCATTTCGTCTATGAATGCGTTATAATCTAATGGGTTATATCGTAATAGGAAAGAGAGGTGCCGCGAATGAACCCTGTATTAAAATATAGAGGTGGAAAATCGCGGGAAATTCCCCGCTTTCTGCAATATGTTCCTGATGATTTTGACCGATATATTGAACCTTTTTTCGGCGGCGGTGCATTGTATTTTTATCTTGAGCCGGAAAACGCAATTATCAATGACGTTAATGAACGTTTAATGACGTTCTATACGCAATTAAAAGAACAGTATCCCTTGATGCGCCAACAGCTTGACGCATTACAAGCGCAGTACGAAGCTAATCAGGCGGCGTTCAAAGCGCAAAAAGCAGCTACACCAGATGTTCGTGTGCCAAATGCGAACGAAGAATTGTACTATCGTATGCGCGATTTGTTTAATCACCCGGACGGCAGCTTTTTAGACGGCGTTACATATTTCTTTATCAATAAGACCGCATATTCCGGCATGATACGGTATAACAATAGCGGCGAATATAATGTTCCTTTTGGACGCTATCCTAATCTTAACACAAGGCTGATTACTCAACAGCATAGCGACCTGTTACAGGGTGCTGAACTATTCAGCCTTGATTATAGTCGTATTTTTGAAATGGCGCAAGAAGATGATTTTATCTTTCTTGATCCCCCGTATGATTGCGTTTTTAATGATTATGGCAATATTGATATGATGAACGGTTTTGACGAAGCCGAACATAGACGTTTAGCTGCTGATTTTAAAAATCTTCCGTGCCGTGCGCTTATGGTAATAGGTAAAACACCTTTAACAATGGAATTATACGGCGAATATGTTTTCGACGAATACTATAAAAACTATGCGGTGAATATTCGTAACCGTTTCAAAAACGACAAAATGCACATTGTCGTAAAGAACTATTAGGGGGGTACATTATGGCGAGACTGGATAACAAAGTATTGTTTTTCACTACATCTCCGCGTTCGCCAATAAAAATGATACCCGAAATTGCTTTGTTACATGAAAAATTCGAGGGGCAGCCGTGGAATAAGACAACGCAGGAGCAATTCATTGATGAACTGGCACAAAGCAGTTTCTTCGAGGGCGTTGGCTCCCCCTCTGACAAAGCATTTAGTGCGCGTGACAGAATTAACAGAGCGCCAAAGGCTTTAGGCTTTGTTGATTTGAAGCCGCATATTGAACTGACAGATGCGGGAAAAGCACTAATTAGCGGAAAACGTTCACAAGAAATATTTCTGCGTCAACTGTTGAAATTTCAACTGCCGTCCCCATTTCATACAGAGAATGAAAGAATTACGGGTACATTTTTTGTTCGACCTTATCTTGAAATTCTGCGCTTAATCAGAGAACTTGACCACTTAACTTTTGATGAACTGAAAATTTTCGGAATACAATTAACTGATTATCGGAAATTTGAAGTTATCAAAAATAAGATACTGGCGTTCAGAATTGAAAAAGAATTACACCGTGGTGAATATAAGCGTTTTTCTAATGAAACGTGGGAAAATGCTATTTTAGAAATATATGGCGATAGAATTGCCGCAGGTAACACAAGAACACGCGAAACAAGGGACGCAAGCCTGAACAAGTTTATTAAAACGCAGAAAAGCAATTTGCGTGATTATACAGACGCTTGTTTTAGGTATCTGCGCTATACCGGGCTTGTTTCTATTGCACATAAAAGCCGCACTATCTCAATTTTTGAAGATAAAATCCGTGAAGTTGATTTTATCCTTTCAACCGTAGATCGTAACCCCGTATTCATTGATGATGAAGAAGAATACAAAAATCATCTTTTTTCAGCGTCAACGCCTGTTTTATATACTGACGATAAAGATAATATTATTGATGTTATCTTACGAATTAGCGACCATACCCGCCGTGAACTGATAGCATTAGATATTGAACGGTTGAAAGATTTACGCGATGAAATAGTAACACAGCACAAAGAAAGCGTTATCCACGCACAAGTAGCTGAAATAAAGTCGTATGCGCTATATTCCGAGATAATTGACACATTTAATGAGATTGTCTCCGATGAGTATTATGACGCGCCGTTGATGTTGGAGTACAATACATGGCGGGCAATGACTATGCTTGATGGTGGTTTAATCCATGGTAACTTCAAGTTTGATGATATGGGACAACCATTATCAACCGCGTCCGGCAATATGCCTGACATTGAATGTGACTATGGCGAATATGCTTTGTCCGTAGAGGTAACAATGCAATCCGGGCAACGGCAGTACGAAACAGAGGGTGAACCCGTTGCGCGTCATTATGGGCAGTTGAAGAAAAAATCGGGAAAAGATACATACTGCCTGTTTATTGCTCCAACAATCAATCCTGCAACATTTGCACATTTCTATGGATTAAACCACTTGCCTATTGCTTTGTATGGCGGAAAATCAAAGATTGTCCCGCTGGAGTTAGACCAATTTATGAAACTTGTTGAGAATTCGTATAATTACTATGAGCAACCTGCCCCGGCAGATGTACGAGGGTTTCTTGATTTAGTTTTGCAGCAAGGTGAACAGGCAGCGGACGAAAACGACTGGAGAACGCGCATTCAGTCCTGTGTTGATAATTGGCTTGCGGCATAATGTCATTGTTGCTTATCGGCTCTTATCTTTTAGTATCTCTTTGTAGATTTAAGCGACAAATAAGCTACAAGCTCGTTTGACGCTTGAAAGAATATTCAAAGAAAACGCTATATATTGTGTATTTTAAACAATAATATGCAATATATAGCGTTATTTATTCGGTTTTGAAATTTGTGATATAGTCCTTTTCAAAATAAATCGGAATGTGCAGGGCGAGCAGTTTTCTTACCAGTTCTAAGCAGTCCGTTGTGTTCCGGCTGAAGCGGCTGATGGATTTTGTGATAACAAAGTCCACTTTACCGGCC